ATATCTGTCGCTTCACATAAAATTGTTGCAAATTTTAGCCCAATGTCATCTCTCATTCTCTTTGTGTAGGCAATGTAAAGCTTCTGAACTTCTTTAGTTGTTGCCATGCAAGCTATTGAGTTGAAAGTCATAGTCTCAACCTTAGATAAGAAAGCCTGATGGTCTCCATTAGTGACTGTTCCATCCGTTCCGCCTGCCAGTTTTTCACCAGCTTTTTCTGCTAGTTCAACATTTTTAAATGTTACAAAAGCATTTGGCTGCAATTCACTAGCATTTGTTACTGTCTGCTTATCAACCTCAATAAAATCTATCATGGTTATAACATCTTTTTTACCAGGATTATCTATATTCTTCTGAATCTTAATCACAATATCATTGCCTCTTGTTCCGCCTTTATTAGCAGTAGCAACAGAATTGCTGGCCTTGGTTGTATTGTTAAGTATATAAATATGTACTAGTTTAGAGTTTTCAAAAAGCTCTCTAAGACCCTTTAGTCTATCATCAAATAGGCTATAACCTAAGTGTGACAAACAGTCTTCTCTAAATTCTCTAGGAGTAAGTGATATAACCTCTCCAGAGTCCCCATAAGAGTGTTCTATAGCAATTGCCACCACTCCATTATCGCCTATCAAAGATAGGCTTCTAGCTGCGCTCACACTATTTATATAAGCACCTGCTAGCATTTTATCTGTAGTAGTAAATGTACCGCCACCTAATGCCATTACCTTGCCTCTCTTTCCATGTACTCTGTTATCATCATGTCCACTTCTTCAATCGAATAACTACGATCTACATCAAGTAAGACTTCAATAACATCTTGTCTATAACGATATTTTTCAGATCCCATAAACTGGTCTTTAGTAAAAGTATCCTGTTCTTCTGGATTCTGTAACTCTTCTTTCTTTTTAGCCATTAATATCTATCCTTTCTTTCAAACTTGCCATCTTAGACACTTTTTCAACTTCATAGGATGCTAGTACTGGATATTCCACAAAAAAGTGAAGCTTATTATCTTTAACCTCATATTCAATATCAAATCCATGAATTAAGGCATCCCCTATCTGTATATCTTCTAGGACCGTTGATAATTTATCACCCATAGTGTTTAGATCATCATTACCCAGGTTATTGTTAAAATACATAATGTCAAACTTGTACCTTTTACTTCTTCCAGGTCCTAACTTATTTTTATTTGTGGAATTTATCAGGGAAATATAAAAGCAAGGCTCACTAAAACCCTGCTCAATATTTTCTGAATATATATTTGGTACGCTCTCCAGGAAGTATTCTAAAAGTCTTTTAGAGATGGCATCTATCAAGTCATTAAACATGTATATTCTCCTTTAAGAATTTTTCTAGATTTCTTCTTGCAATGCTTGGATATCTTGCTTTCACATCAGCTACTGTTTTTCTGCACATAAACTGTCCCTGTACCCACGGGGCCTTTAACCTTACCCCCAATTCAGGAACAAATCTTCCCACCTGTTGCTTGTGTCCATACTCAACATAAGAAGCATAATTCATGCTATTGAATAAAAGTAGCACATAGGCGTTGCCTTTTCTTGATATACTTCTAGTCTGCACATATGCACCAGGTGACATATCAACTCCACCTGTCCAGGCTCTTTTTAAATCTCCTGAAATAACAGGTGTGCGGAAAATAACATTAGACAAAGTGATTCTCGCTAAATCCCTTGTTAAAAATCTCAAGAATTCATCAGTTTTCTTCTTTTCAAGCTGTTTAAATTGTTCTTCAAGCTTTTTTAAGGCCCTCATATCTGCCTTGCCTCTTATACTACCCATTAGCTCCACCTATCAAATATTTCTAAGTTTATCTCTTGGTGACTATCATAAACCATAGGAACTGAACTGTTTTTATACGCTACAGTCCTGCCATTCTGGGTTACAACTATCTTGCTATTAGGTTTGATATCAATTTCAGGCGCTAAGAATAACTTTATATTCTGAACTAATACGCCACCCTCAGCCTGTGTAATCGCCTGTGAGCTGTTGTAAGATATTCGGCAAGGGATTTGTTCATCATTGATTTTAACTTCCTTAGGTTTGCTTATACGCCCTGTTACAGGGTCTTTACTTGTCTTATATTCGTAGATATCGCACAAACCTTTATATAAAGACTCAATCACCTTTCTATGATTCACATAATCACCACCTAAAGTCTCTAAAACTATATAGGTTATCCGTTCCATAATTTAAGCCGTCTTTTATAAACTTAGATAAAAGAACGCCTCTATCAAGTGATGTATCGTAACTGATACTAACATCACCTTCTGTTATGGATCTTATTCCCTTTTCTATATTTATGGAGTCTGCATCTGAAGTCTGTAGCTTAAAATCAAGTATTTTAGCTAGAACACGTCTAACTATAACATGTTCTAGCTCTTTTGGTATTTCTTTTAGGTTGCAAAAATTTAAGATATCCTGGATAGTCGACTCAATAACAAATTCCAAATAAAAATCATCTGCACTTAATCTAATTCCAAATGGCTCGATCAATTCAATTACTTTGTCGATATATTCTTCTCTAGTCATCTTAATTCCCATTACCTTTAGCCCCTTGATATAATTCTTGCAAGTGGCACAAACTTATCAGGTATTGCGGTTTCGCCGTCATTGATAAGTTCCCAGTTTTCTGGCTTTTCTAACTCTGCATTAGTAGGAGAGTTAGAAGCCTGCGCTGCCTTAGTGTAAGAAATACCCGCCACTGCTACTGCATTTCTTATTCTAGATACAAGCGTATCCTCTCCACCATTCGTGAACGCGTCTCTTACCATTTCATATGGTGTCTTTACCCCTACGTTTTCAAGAGAAATAGCACCATTACCTAGTACGTAAGTTGTGAATAAATCAACCTTACCTCCTGTTGCCCCTAAATTCTTATTCTCTACTGGCATGTTGTCATCAATTATAACAAGTCTACCATTCCATGTAGCCAACTCAAGATCTCTTTGCACACCCTTTTCATCTGTATACTTCAAGTGTTCAAGTAGATTTAGATTTTCAAGGTTAGTTGATACCGAAGAATGCATAAGCACTAAGCTAAATGAGTTCTTATTATCTCCACCAGCTCTCTGAATAGCACTATTTAATGTAGTGGCACCTACCTTCATTGCCTCTGACGTTACTACATCCTTACCTGATTCTGATATATCAAGTGTATGTTTAGCAACGAAGTTTTTATTTGCATTTGAGTACTTAGTGTCTTTCATGGAGAACACACCCTTTAGTATAGATAACAATACATCCTGATCTACGTTGTTCCAGTAGTCAGTTATCTGCCTTCTGATGTTATCTTCAAAATCTTCGCCACCAGTTACATCAAATGAAAAGTCTGCTTCAGTCCACGCACACATACGGCCGTAAGTGAATACACCCTGTTCTAGTGATTTCGTTCTGTTGCTTGTCAGCTTTGTGGCACCGTCATAGTTCTGTGCTTCTCCGTTGATTCTACCAAAGTATGGTATCTTTGCATAAACTGTACCTGTCTGTGTATCATCCTTAAACACACTTCTAAGTCTCTTATCCTTTGCTATTGCCTTTGAACTTCTTAACCTGTTAAGCCTTTCATTTGGCATTGCTTCCATGTATTTTAACCAAGCTTCTGGGTTAAATGATTTAGCATCAAATTTCATTTTTTCTACCTCTTTTCTTTAAAATTAATTATTTTCTATTTCTCTTACAAAATCTTCGTAAGACTTCTCTGAGTCTGCTTTTTGTGGTGGTGTCTGAGCTCCTGTACCAGGCTCCGCCCCCGTAAAACCCTTTTGTGGGTCCCCATCACTTTCAAATAAGTAAGGGTCAGATGTTTTAATTCCCTCAATTAGCGTCAGTATATTTTCTAGGTTGCCAGACTGGTCTAATTTTACATTTTCAACATCAATATCTAATAAGGCTTTTACAGCTCTTATGTTTTTTGCCCCTGAACTTAGCAACGCTTTATCCAGTGCCGATTCTACTTTGATGGTGTGTATCTTCTTTTCAAATTCAGCCTGTTTATTTGCATTACTTTCCTTCAGTGTTTCTATCTCTTCCTGTAACTGTTTAGGGTCAACCTTTTTTAAACTCTCCAACTGCCTATCTCTGTCAGCTAACTGGTCTTTAAGGTCCTTAACTTCATTATTTTTATTGTTAAAGTCCTCTTTACTAACAAATTTTTCACCAATACCCTTTTTGATGTTTTTTATTATCTCTTCTGAGTTTTCAACATCTTTCAAAATCTCTTTTAGCCATTCCATTTTATCTACTCTCCTTTTTATTCTGGTTGGTACCAGTATGTAGTTGGCCCTTTTATTCTCTTGGCCTTGAGTACTTATTTGCATTTAAAATAGACCTTTTAACGACTTGTCTAGGTCGAATTATATTAATTTATAGTGCATAGCCCTTTTAGACCATGCACCCACATATAGGGCCTCTTTTAAATAAAAAGTCAGCTATCTATATGCTAAATTTATTATCTATAGGAAACCATAGCATATTTACTCAACTTTTTTGTTTTTTCTTAACTTTGCGAAGGAAATACATTTCCGTCGCACGTTCATTTTACCGCTATTAGTGGTAGTGAGACGAAAAAAGCTAGTATTTTCAACGATTATGCAATTTGCGTTTCTTTCGTCCCGGTAGAAAATGGAACGCAAATAACGAAATTAACCGCAACAACCAGTTGAAACAATTCAGTTTCAATCGCGAATAAATTTATACAACGAATTTTAGTCAAAATCCGTTATATGGATTTGTTGCACTAAAAAAGCACCATAACCTCTGTTAAAGTGCTTACTCTTGACTATACTTCCAGCCTAATATCTTGTCATATAACGACTGTACATATTTACCTTTTTCGGTATACCAATTTTGACCATCAGAATCATAATACATACAATCATCACTCGTTAGATACCAATCTATTTCCGTCTGTAAATCTGCGTAATTACTTGTATCTACCATAAGCTTTATACTGTTATCACAATTTTTCAGATAGTCTATCTCTTCATTTGTTAAACCAAACATACTTACGCCTTCTCTCTCCTCAAATTACATTGAATTAAAGTGTTTGTAATTGGGTTATATGTAACTCCACACCTTCCATCTAATTCCAATAATACACTATTGCTTCTCTTCTTGATAATACTACCATTAGCCAAGCACTTTTCTATATCCTCAATAGGCACGTGTTTATGATTCAACTTCTTCATAATTTCTTTTGAATTGTTCGGATTTGCCCAATCATGAGTACCTATTGCCCTACCTGTAAAATGATATGATACACCTTTAATCTCAACTCCATCAGCAGTTTTCATACCAATAAGCTTATCCTCAAGTTCATTGTGATGCTTTTTGAAATTACTATACTTCACAAGTGGAGATATTTCACCTTTTTGAACAATGCCTGTATATCCCTTTACGATATCCCATTCCTTAGTATCATTATACTTTATTTTTTGAAAATCATCAAACAATTTAACTCCGTCATATCCTAAATTCTTGTATTTTTCAAACTGTTTCTTATCACTATGTCTATTTTCCCATTTCTTTTCAACCAAACTGTATTCTTTGTCACTCTCTATATATTTCTTATAAAATTCTGAATAAGTCATATCCTTAGGTACGAATATGGTCTTGCCATTTTTATCCCTTGCTGCTCTTTCACCAATATGATATTCTTCAGGGATATACGGTGCGGTAGTTGTTCTACAGTGAACATGAAATGGTGGATAGTTAAGGCCAACCTTTCTATCTTTTAGTAAAAATACTTTTCCATCTAGATGCCTACAGATATCTGATGTTTTATGGTCTAAGGTGGCTACTATGATGTACTTTTCTACCTCTAAGTCTATGTAATTGTCATACCTAGCCTCTTCAGCTATTCTTGCTGATTCGGTATGAAGTAATGCTTCTGCGTGATTCTTTCTGACACCCATTGTTTCAGCTAGCCTTTCTGCGTGCTTTATGGCGCTGTCCCCACGAATTAAAGACTCTTTCATAGTTTTGTCTAGCTCTTGTATCAAAGTCTCCCTATGAGGGCCCCACAGCCTTTCAGAAAACTCTACACCATCACTAGTCCAAGGTGTCTTAATTAGATTCTTGATCGCGTATTCATTAGGCGTGAATAATTTAATCTCAGCACCCAAGCCTTGTGCAATATCAAAGGTGCTTCTAAAGTAAACATCCTTGTATAAATCTTCTAGGAAGTTGAATATCAAATCACTTTCCTTACTGATAAGTTCATTAACTGAATTTATTAGTTGGATTTTTAATAATTCTAACCTGGTTAAGTGATAAGAAGTGCTGGCATTAGCAATTTTAAGTAGCCACTCATCAGGTGTTTCATCAGTAATCTGACTGGCTTCTCTTATATACTCGTCAACATCCATTCTGAATTCTTTTATTTCTTCTGGGGATAATTTCTTCACGGCATCTGCATAGGTCAATTCATTGTCTTTCGCAAACCTGCCCACCCAGTAGTTAATATTCTTCTTCAATTTCCTAGATATTTCACGATTAATTCTATGAAGATCTTTTTGCGTAAGTTTAACCCTGGAATTTTTTAGTTTTTCTAGGGCTATGGCTCGCTGTTCCCAATACTCTATGTTATTGCTATTATTCGTCATCAACATCACCACCGCCTAGACCATATTTATCATCAATGTCTAAGGGCTTATTTTCAGCCTTTTCCTTTTTGATTCTCTCCAACTCTTTTGCTGGATCATCTATGTAAGGGTGATTTTCTATTAGTGTCTCGCTGGATATAATTCCTACAGAGTCTTTTATATCGGTTATTACCTGC